TTTCCATATGCTTTTTGTTCCTACCAGTGCAACAGTTAGTTTATCATAATCCCCCTTTTGCATGAGATCATTCATTGCCTTTTGAGCTTTTCCACCAGAACTATACGTACCAAGTATTTTACCTTTATTGTCTTTAATTGTATACTTACCTTTTTTCCAACCTTCGTTCTTTTCTCCACCTTCTTCTTCGTCATCAGAGACATGAGCAGCATCTAATGCAGCATAACAGGCTTTTCGTTCATTTTCGTCTTTTAATGCAGAACAGGATTCAACACCAAATTTATTTGCAATTTCTTTGCGTTTCTTTTGGTATGCTTCTTTATCACCTTGTGTTCCTGGCTTATCCTTATCGGAATCCTCTTTCACAGGGGGATTCTTCATATCCCTTAGAGTTCGAGCCATTGATCTTATATCTGAAGTTTTTAACATAATAGTCCCTTAATTTGGAGAATCCTTATATCTTGTTTTACGTGCTTTCAGATTTTCTTTGTTTCTGTCAGCCTGTCGTTTATGACGATCTTTTCTGCGTTGCAAGTCATCATGCTCTGCATCAGTCATACGTTCTTTAAGATATTCTTTAAAAGTTTTCATATTAATATTTATAAATTATTTGTATCCCAATTTCTTGAGTTCCTTAATTGTATTCCTTGCAGAAGTATGTACTACCCCTAGTCCTCCTGCCTTCTTGAATGCTTCTATATTCTTTGCATGGTCATCGATTAAAATATTAGGTCTTTTGTCTCGACCATCAACTGCAAAGTTTGATTTGTTAATTCTCTTTACTGCATATATCCTGTTTTCGGACACTCTGAAATGTTTTTTCATCCATATCTTCTTGTCATCTGGTGCTCGATCAGCAATTGGCCCTCTTGATTCATTCTGTCTTGGTACTGCGGTTAGAATAAACGGATCATATTTTCCTATAAATCTCCACAATTCATGTGCATCAGGCATAGGTGGTAGTATTGCAAACATATTCTCTGGAAGAGATGTCCAATATTTGTCCTTAAATGGATGACCTAAATGCCCCATTGTGAACTTTACAAAATCTGCAAGAACACCATCCATATCACAATAGATAGTTGGTGTGTCAAATTCTACTAGATAGTCTTTAAACGTTTTCATTTCTTTGCCTGTGCTTGAACTGTTTTTCTAATATAAATTTCCAGATCCATCATATTATCCCAATACTGTCCTTTGAATCTATCTGATTTTACTTTTGCAAGAAAACCTTCGTAACCTTTATAATCATCTTCATCTGGATCGCCAGAATCTGATGATTGATGCCATCCATCACTTTCTATTGCATGAACCTTTTGTATCTGAACCATATTGACAATGATTTCATCCCATGATGTGTCTGTACTTCTCCTGTTCAAATATGATCTGAAGATACTTTGAAGTTTCTTCACATTGGCTTTCATTATCTTTTCAACTCCGTCAATATAATCCTTAACAACATTGCCCATTATCTTCCTGTAATCTTTTTCTTTTCTCAACCAAAGTGCCATGTTCTGCCAATATTTTCCAAGATCTTTTTCAGTAGCATTATATAAAGTTACTTTGTGTGCGTGTTGGCCTGGAATATATTTTTTAAGAAGATCCTTTATCAGTTCAAAAAGAGAATTTTTCTTCCCATCACCACCCATTATCGCATCAATATCATCTTGTACTCTATACATTCCTCCAAAATAACTAAGTTGAATCCACCTTCTGCCAGTTTTGTCTGGTGAACTCATCACATCTTCTCTCCATGCAGAAAGAATGTTTGCATCTAACTCAAGAACTACTCCACCTTGTGTTTGTACACCTCTTGACATATATTTGCCATGCATTTCAAAGAATGCAGAGATTGACTTCTTTTGCCCCTGCATCTTTTTAATACCTTCATATCCCTCTACATCTGTTACATGAAAGCAAGTTGTCCGAAAATCATCCAGCCCTATTCTTCTGAAGATAGGAGTAGACATCGGCAACCAAAGACCAGTTAATCCTATTCCCATATCAAATAATTTGTCAGATAGACTTCCTGCCCATCTGACCTCTTCATCTAGGTATTCTTTAAACTGAAGCATTTTCTAGAGTCTCAATCAATTTCTTCTTGTTTTGTTTACGATCCAACTCTATACCAAGAGAACGACCATGTTCTTCCAACTGTTTCTTAGTCATTGTTCTAAGATCAACATTTGGTTTTTCTTCTTCCTGTTTCAATCCTTCATTATTAAAGACTGCTTTAATCATATTAATTATAGTATCAAACATACCATCCTTTCTCAATTATTACTATTATTTGTTTATTCTTCTTCTTTACCTTGTGCCATATCCCGATACATCTTTTTCATTTCCGCAGGAGTAACCCTCTCAATTTCAATTTCTTTAATTGCATCTGGTTTCATAATTTTTCTCATGTTTTGTTTAACTTGAGATTCACTTGCTGCTTCTATGAATGTTGGTGCAACATCTGGAATATTTACTTTGAAGAATGCTTCTCCTAAGAATTCTTTGAATGTTTTCATTCTGGCCTCGTTATACTGTAAACCTTTTCTATTTGTTTCTCTAATATCGGAGTCCTGTTGGGCCAGTAAATGTATTCTTTGTCTGCATTTTTCATCAGACCATTCAACATCGGTATAACCAAACTCTCCAACTCTTTAAGTTTACCAACGAACTTTTCGTTTAGTTCGCCCTTTCTCTCTTCTACTTCATCTATAACTGCACGTATTGAACTTCCTTGTTCATTCAACGCATTTGCTACTTGAGAAGATTCCATTGCAAGAATCTTATCTACTTTCCCTTCTAATCGGGAAATCTTTTCTCCTGTCTCATCAAACAGGCTTGTATCTTCTTTATCTCCAAGTGTTTGTATTAAACTTGAGATAGAATCTATCTTTTTACTCAACTCATCAAATTCTTCAGATGATACACTTGAAGAAGATTCTTGTGATGGTTCTGTGTCTGTTTGGGTTTTTTTGAATTCTTCAGTAGATACTGCACTAAACCCAAAATCAAAATCGTCTGCCATATGTTTCCTATTTAAATATTCTCAAAAATCAGTAGTGTCACCCATCTGCGGATGACACTACATCCTCATCTTACATAACTTTTACAGGGTAGGTGCTTTGCATTTTATTAACAGATCTGACTCTATCTTCCGTAGAATCATGTCGTTTATAAAATTCCTTCAATGCATCTTCTTTAGTTTCCGCCTCAACTTTATCCACACCGATATGCCAAGGGGGAAGTGTCTTCTCGTACTGTATTGAGTACATTTGACTCTCCCTAAAGATGATTTGTATTTTGTGTCGCAAGTTTCATTATATTACACCTATTTATTTTTTTTAAACCTCTAATTTTTGATTACTTGTTTTAAAATCTTTTTTTCTCATTACAGTTTTAGCCACAAGATCAAGCATACCTGAGCGATCAATATTAAGAACAAAAGGCATATTGATGTCCGTTTCCATGTCATGGATAACCGCTTGAGCCTTAGCACCCATCTTCGGAATTTTCTTACCATATTTTTTATAACTTAATCTGAATAGTCTTATTAGTTCGGCAGTAGATATTGGTTTCTTGTTTCGTTCATCGTTTGCTCTGTCAAGAAAGTGTTTGGTAAATTCAACATCTATCCCCACAGCAGCAAATAATTTATCTGCATATTTTTCTACTTGATCTAGATCTCTCTTGGAGATCTCTTCTGAAATGTATTCTTTAAATTTTTTCATCTTCGCCAGGAGTATCTTTTTTGTACTTTTTTACTCTTTGTTTTGTTGCATCCTCAAGAGGCGGATCTTCTTGTATATTAACTTGTTCAAACGCCAATACTGTTCTACCATTACTAGATAGTTTTAAATTTTTAATAGTTTTAAAATAACGCTCAATGCTTCTTATTAAATCTTTATTTGACAACAATCGTACAGAATTTCCCAACCGATTTAAATAATCTTGAATTTGTTGTTTAGTAGGTTTATTAACACCTAATGTAAAAAATTCTTTAAAGGTTTTCATTGTCCGCCTCGTTGTCTTGTTAAATATTCTTCATCTACGTGTTTTATGAATTGTTTCATGTATCTTTGTAGTTCTTCTGCTTCTTCATCAT